CGGATTCTTTATTGGATCATTTGACGAGTTTACCCACTGCTAAATACATTAAATATGGAAAAATTTCATTGCATAGTGCGGTAAATGGAGATCTGAATATTGGATTAAATGGATTAGCTATGAATACCTCTGAGGGTTATCCCTTTATCTGGTATCGACCTCAACAATGTTCTGGAAAACAATGGCTAGTTGAAAAATGCGAAGAGAATAACATAACTTATTATAAGTTGAAACAACAAGTTTTGGATCGCATTACAAAATTAGAAGATCAATTAGACAAGGGAGAAATACCTGTAGTGTTTGTAAATGATTTACTCAAAGATGAATTACGACCCATTGAGAAAGTGTTACAAAAGAAAACACGGATGTTTATGTGTTCAGACTTTGCATGGAATATAATTATTCGTAAATACTTTGGCGGTTTCTTGGGTTTTATCTATAATAATTGTGTTGATCTGGAGATAGCTATAGGTATAAATCCGCATGGTCAACAGTGGTCAGCACTCTATCATAGAATATTTCGACAAGGAGATGAAGGAAATTACTTTGCTGGTGATTTTGGAAATTATGACAAATCATTACCATATCAATTAATTATGGAAGTATCTTCTATTATTAATAAATGGTATAATGATGAATATTCAGATATCAGAACACAAATTATTCAGGCTACTTATAATACGTACCATATTAATGGTAACGTGATATATAGAACATATCAGGGTAACCCTTCGGGAACTCCTTTAACAACGCTAATGAATTCCATGGTTAATTGTTTATTAATGCGGTTAGCATTTAATACAATTATGGGGCATTTTGAAAAGGATCTGGAGTTTAACAATGAAGTACAATTCTCTTGTTTTGGAGATGATAACATGGGATCGGTGTCAGATAAAGCTTCAGAATTTTGCATGGCAAACATATCTATGGCTTTAGATATGTTTGGCATGGAATACACACATCCAAACAAAACATCCGATATTTCAGAAATATTCTTCCTTAAACGAAATGAAATTACCTATTTGAAAAGGTCTTTTCAATTTAATTGGGAAGGAAGTGAATATGTCTCAGCACCATTAGAGTTTGATTCAATTTTGAGACCATTATGTTGGCGAGATTCAAAGTCTGATGTTACCGAAATCAAGTATCTTTCCGATATTTGTTCTGATATTATGCGAGAAATGGTTCATTACCCAAAGAACAAATATTATGAAGTAGAAAAATTTGTACGGCAGATGGCTATTGATAATTCATCTTTAGAAATCGTCATAAAACATTTTGATCGAGACCAATTATTTTTGGAGATAATTGGTTCAGATGTACTCATCAGAGGAGGGAGTGCATTTTCAACACCATTGATAGTTGAATCTGAAAGTGGCACATCAGGACATCAAAATCAAGTGGGTACACCTCATAACTTATTTAAGTTAGCCCCCCCCAATCACCTAGATAGTACGCTTCGTGATGGTAATCAAATTTGTACTGCTGAACAAAATGTTAAATTACAAGAAATAAGTGGAGAGGACCAAGCAGCTATGGACCGCGTCACTATAAAACAAAATATTGTCCATTTTGAGGACAAAGCTGCAATAGATTCGGAAGTATTGGTACCATGTGAGAAAGTCCCTGATGTATCTTTCGGTACAACGGAAACTTTGGAACAAGTATTACAACGACCTGTACGTGTTGGAACTTTTTCATGGACTCCAGATATGACAGAGGGATCATTTGTGTATCAACTCGATTTTCCTAGTGCTATTATTCAACAATCTTCATTCATTCGGGATAAGTTACGGGAATTCTCGTATTTAAGATGTGATATAGAGATATCAATAAGAGTGAATGGTACTGCATTTCATTATGGAAAATTGTTATTTGCATGGGATCCTTGTATGCGGTTTATGGATTTAAAATATAGAAATGCTGTAAACAATGTGTATTCCGCTTCGGGAAATCCATGTGTATTAGTGAGTCCAACGCAATCTGAAACAATGGTATTTACTGTTCCTTTTGTGTTCCCTTACTATTACTTGCTATTGAACAGTTATGGTATGGATCGCATTGCTAATACATCCGCCTATCGATCTCTTGGTGGTTTAAAAACCTATGTTCTAAATCCCCTTCAGCAATATAGCACTGCACCTTCAAACCCAGTGGGTGTTTCGATATATGCTAGAATGGTGAATGTATCATTACAAGGTCCTGCAAACTATCATGAATTTGAGGTTACCCCTTTAAAACCATTGCCTCCAGCAATGTTACAACCAGAGTCAACCACCGGATCTTCTAATTATATCAATAAGGTTAAAGGAACTAAGAAAAGTTTTATTCAACAGGCAAAGAGAAATGTTGAGGCGAAGAAAAAGTCTGAGAATCCAATCTCTGAAGATCAGGAACGAGACGATCCAACAACCAGTATTACTTCAGTACCCGTCACTGGAACCTTTGCGCGAGTTCGAAATGTTATGAAGAGATTATATTCGAATCTTGTTGATACGAGTTATAATGAACCGATAGCACATGAGTGCAATCCTATAGATTTGGATCCATATAAAACAATGGTGCCGAGATTATTTAATTTATCGAATACGCA